ATTTCAACTCTATTTGGGGATTCACTAGAACTTGTCTCACAACAATGTCACGTAAGTGTTGACAAAAAAGTTTTTGCGCGTGCCATATGCAATGTACCATGTATTAGCAAGTATCAGAATATGTATGCTAGCTTTCGTAGCTTGGTGCGTGATGACGTGGTCGATATGACTATGGGTTTGCAACTAGTTATGATGGCTGAGGAGATCGCAAGTATTATTAAATTATCTTTTAGACATTTTTATGATAATAATAATATAGTCCAGGCAGCTAATGATGTTGATTTTAAACTTGAACCAAATATTGCTGACAATTTTGTTAATGGTCTTGACAAAGCTGAAAAATTTATTGATTCATTAGACGATCTAAAAGTTGAACGACTCACAAAAATAGTGACACGTGTCGCCGATTTACCAGAGAAAATCATTGAGAAGACTGACAAGATATTATGCGATGAACGGGTCGGTTTGAGCAAACTCAGCGGCGGTTTGAAAATGGTTATTGACACTTTTAATGTTGCTAAGGCATTTCGAAATGTGAAGACTGTTTCTAACAGTATTGGTGACGCTTGGTTAAAAATTTGTGCATGGGGTGCGACATTTAAACTAGGTACGTTGATTGTTTATGAATGGAATGTTAAACCTTTTCTTAGAGATATCAGAAATTATTTTTTAAATCTTGCAGTTGCAATGAATCCGATAGGTGTTATTTGGGATAGCATCAAAAACGTGTGGACATACTTTGGTAATTTTAGCGAGGATATCTATATAACTGCCATCAGTGGACAAATCAATGTTAGTAATGAGATTTATCGTTTAAAAGATGGAGTTGGCAGTGTAGTTGAGAAAAGTATTGATGGAATTTCTCGTTTTGCAGGTCAGACTAAAATGTTGGCAGAAAGTGCATATGATAAAATGAAAGCTTTTTTCAAACGTGGACCAGTATTAGATGATATCGTTGAATTGAAATTGACAAAAACTGTTGTATACCTATATGATAGTAAGGAAGGTGAATACAGCTATGATCATGCGACTAGTTTCAATGATCTCATAAATTTCCTTATACAAAATGATAATAGTGAAAACAAATTAAAATATAAGCATGTTACAGTTAATGCTACTAAGTTGATGAAAGATGAGTTTAAGAATCTTTTAACCGATTATGTCATTGACAAATTGTTTATCACTAGTTATGATTTTCAACCATCAGTCGCGAAAAGGTTGTACTTTGTCAAAAGAGGGGTGCGTACACATGAGTACTTAGCTGAGAGTGGTGATTTGATTGAAGACCTAATCAAAGACGTTGTACATTCAATCACAAAGGATTGCGAGCGCGTTAACATTCGACCACCTAAATTTGATGATATTACTTTGTTAGACAGAAATGAGAGCATGGCACCATCATATAAACCATTATTTTTATATGATGAGTTTACAACTTTCACCATCATGAATAAATTGCTAGGCGCTGGGCCAATGATTATCGCATCTGGTTGTTCACCAAATGATCCGGCAGTTGCAGACAAAATCTTATCTGAGATCGCAGAAGAAAAGGGTAAGATTATTAAACGACCATTAGTGGATCAATGTATAAATCCAAGCAAACACTACTTAATGCAAAAAGGACCGGTAGCCTGTGGTCATTTCGTACATCAAAATCATCCGGCTTATTTACATTCTTGCCCGATTTGCGATAAAGAAGCGATTGGCAATCAATTTTCTTGTTATGTTGATTGTGATGAAAATTTCTTATCAAAACAAGACGATGTGGTAAATGACATATTAAAAGAGATGCTTGAATATGATGATGGTTTAATCGTTTTTGACGATTGGATTAAACGTTATAGTGGGACGCAAAGGAAAAATTATGAAGACGCATACGTCAACTATCGTGAAGGGAAAAAATTTCGTGCAGCAAATGCTGATGGTCATGTTAAAACAGATGAGAAGATAAAAATTAGTTATAATTTTTATAAAAAAATGGACCAGAAGGGTGTGTACAATACTATATTGAAGTCGAGAAATATTGTCGCACAATCAGATATTTGCAAAGTCATAATGGGACCATTAATCGACTATATGACTAATGTTCTCAAACGTGTCCCAAATAATAACTATGGATCAGGTATGAACAATGAACAACGTTGTAAACGTATACGTGAGAATTTGGACAATTTTCCTGATTATAGTATCCTATGTGTTGATGGTAGCAAATTTGATAGCACACAACATCTAAAGATTCTGGAGTTTGTTGACAAACGTTTGATGCTTGCATTTATCGAACGTCACCCAGAAATTGAGGATTATTGTAATGGTCAGGATCTAGTTGACATATGTTCAAATTTTACTCAAAATGTTTTCTTCAATGATTGGCATTATAAAGTTTATGGAACACAAGCTACAGGAAAGATGAACACCACATTTGGTAATACAACATGATCGATGTTTTATATCCGCACGATTGCTAAATACTGTGGATTAACACGCGACGATTATTGGTTCGAAGCTTGTGGTGATGACACCTTCATTATCATTAGACGTGATCGTGCACAGAAATTCATCGATACAGCCTATAAATATGTGTATGTCAAAGATGTAAGCTTCAAAGGTAAATTCGGCTTGGGCCAAATTGCAAAAATGTTCGAACGTTCAGATAACAAGATTACCGGTGTCGAATATTTATCACAATTCTTTGTTGAAAATGAGTATAATCAAATTGCTCTGTTTCGCAAAGAAGATCGCCTATTTCAAGGTATCAGCTTTACGATGAATAATAAGAAAAAGAAAATCAAAGCACGTGATGCTTTGAATAAGGGTTTATTGCTAGCTGAGGCTATGAACTTGGAAAGTTCCTGTCATGATTTAGTCCACATTAAGGAGCTTATTAAATGTTATCGTCGAGTCACTGATGGCTCAAAACCCTGTTTTAAGGATGATAATATTTATGTCAACCGTCAAGATACTCGCCATTTGTCTATGAATAGTGCTTATAGACTAATGATGGAGGAGAAGTATGGTATCTTAGATACTGATTTTGATGATCTAATCTCAAAAATTAGTTCTGTCAAACATATCTATGATAGCTATCACTCTGATTACATAGACAAACTAGAACGTGTTGACAGCCTACAAGTTAATCGTTGTTATGATAAACTCGTTGCGAAAACACCAAAAATTCGTGACATAGGCAAGAACGGTCGTATGGAACTGTTCGAAGATCATGATGAATGCATGTTTGTATAAATATGTTATTCAATCTTGATTTCTTGTAGTTTTAAGTTTTGTTATTTCCACTTAAAATAACAACCCCG